ACAGATCACCTAAACAAGAAAATTGTCGAACTTGAAACCAAAAACAAGTGGTATTACAGCTTATATGAAGACAAATCCAAAGGCAAGAACTATGAAGAAGAATTATATCCTAAACTTCTGGATTACAATGATACCTATTTAAACTCGATTTGGCATATTACACATGTTGGCTCCGTGTTGAGCGAAAAAACTGACTTTCATTTCCGTCACAAAGATACGAATGTGGTTATATTACTTGACACCAAAAATAATCTTCCAACGAATCCAGTTGTGAGTACTGCCGAGTTTGAACGCGATGTCCTGCGTAAAGAAACGAATGCAATTGGAGGTATCATGCTGGCAAATGGTAACATCGCATGTAAGAAGCGGTTTGAAATCAATAAGATACAGCAAAAATCACTCGTATATGTTTCATGTTATGATCGTAATAACATTGCATACTTGTTTTCATTATTAGATATGATCATGGATATTTCAACGGTACAATCTCTCGAACAAGGTAGTTCGGCAACTTCCGCGGCTACCATCGCAGCCTACCGTGAATTATTGATCTCTGACTATAAGCGTGAACAAATCAACTTGGACAACGCCGAGAGATTACGAAAGTCAGCGCAAAGATCGATAGATACTATTCTCTCGGATTTCGATACTCATTTTCCAGGTGAAGACATAGAAATTGCTGCAAAATCAGAAGAAGTGAATGCAAGTTCGGTGCGAGTTAAATCGAAAACATCGACAGATATTATTGATTACATCGCATTAGAGAAGGATCGTACAGTCATTGGTCAACGCAGCAAGTATTACTTGGAATATGGAACAACGATTCAATATTTCAAGAATAATTATGCAAGGAATCAGAAGGTGAAATCTCTCGAAGAGCAACCGCCAGAACCTGAAAAGGTTGTGATTTCTGTGAATACTTCGAACATCGTATCAAAAGCGGCCGTGCGAAAAACTCAACCATGATTTATCGCATATACCAGTGATACGAAATATAGTCGAAATGAGAATTTAAAAGTAATAAATTATTGATGTTTGACCATAGTAAATCTCTCAACATAACCTTGTCACTGTGGTTCTGAAACATGTAGTTAAAGTAAATTTCATACTCAGATGCACCGGCACCATTTGTATCGGTAACAAGTTTCAAAAATACATTGTAAAAAGTGTCATTATGTTTTTGTTCAACTGTATGAATAATTTCGTCGATATACACTTTTTCAAAAATCATGTGATGGCATATACCCGAACGGTTGTGGTATACTTTTGCTAATCCAATATTAAGTCGAGATATATGGTCGAAGTATGATTCATGATGTTCGGTTCCGGAAGCATACAAACACTGATTGTCGTCATTAATGAATCTGGTTGGTTTTAAAAAAAATGTGTCACTGTCGATAATTAAACATCGGTCAAGAATACCTGGAATCACTAATAAGGCATATAATTTCAGTAATTGTTGTAAGTACCACCCATTTCGACTCAATTCTCCATGGATATTGCTTACAGTTTTCATTGAGAATGGGAAGATATCTTCGCAAATCGTGATACACCCGTCAATATGTATAGACGGATCATAACAAATAAGATATATATTACGGTAACCAATAATATTTTTCTTCGTGTATTCGATTTGTTTTTCTATAATTGGATTATCATTTGGTCCAACGGGTATTACAATATCAAATAATGAAGTTGACATTTTGTATATTATATTGAATTCTTTTTATATAAAAACGTAATTATGAATAAAATAATATTATTAGGAAGATGTTGCAGAGTAACATTTGATATGATTGATTTGAAATTGAAAGGCAAGACATCCTTATTTGAATGGGTGTGGTCAGATACATTGGATGAAATAAATATCATCATACAAAAATTAATCAACAACGAACCAATAATTATAAAACGGATTGATAACAATAATGACTGCATGGATGGTACAAATATAAAAACATCTCACTATGTAAATAAAGATTATAGTGAAATTGTTTCTAGAAGAAGTAAGCGATTTTTGAATGATATTATGTGCAATGAAATACTATTTATAAGAGATGACAATATGAATACGATTAAACTCGAAGAAATAGAGAAGTTTTACTCATTAATAAAAATGATAAATCCGCAGTCATCATTTAAGTTCTTGTTGTTGTCAGATAAAGCCAAATTTAACCAAATAACATATCCAAATTTACATCACAAAGTATACGACAAATCTTTATACAAAACGTATATAAACGAACTCTGTCAAATGGATAATACGATAGGAAATGTGGATACAGGTGATATAAGTGACACTGAAGCATAAATGCAATCAATATGGGTGGTATCTACATGAATGAACAAACATTTACGATTGAATAAAATATTTATTTCATAGATATATGGAGTTATATCTATGAACAACAGCGACGATATCTGTGCAGTTTTTCTATGCAATCAAGATTACTTTAGTAAATTCATCAATAGTTGTACTCAGTTAATAACGAATGGAAAATATAAAGGTCCGATATGTTTAGTCATCGGTGATGATTTACATAATAGTACAATGCTTGACTGTGATTTCATAAAAAGTAACAATATTATTGTAAAACATTTTCCGAATATTGAGTTTTCATCTGAGTTCATTCAGATACAACAATCATTACAGCGCGCTCCTCATTGGATTCATAAACTATTTCAGTTTCATAAATTTTATCTGTTTCACACATTTTTCAGGCAGTGGAAGACTATATTTTATTTGGACTGTGGTATTACAATATATGCAGATGTTTCACCGATCATAAATGAACGTAAAGAAAATGCATTAGTAGCACATTCAGACGGATATCCGACCTATCAGTGGAAACTATCCTGTCAATTTGATCATACCAACCAAGAATATTATCCAAATTTTAATGAAAAATTCAACCTGAATAATGATTATTTTCAAACAACGATGATGTTGTATGATACATCCATCATCAAAGATGACACATATAATAACTTGTTAAACCTTTTGTTAGAATTTCCGATTAGTTGTACGAACGATCAAGGAATAATTGCATTATATTTTACACAGATTGAACCTCTATTTGAACAAATCAAAGTAAAGAATGATGACATCTATTTTTATGATTACTTACCAAGAGATAATAGTTTTAATTATATTATGTTGAAATTGGTTTGAATATTACTGGTAAATTACACGACATTCTCATATATCTTTAGTTATCACTTTATTTTCAGTGGGGTTATCCATTGTAAACTTGTGCAAATATTTTGAATGAATATGAAGATTGTTGATTTGTATCATCTGGTTATTGATTTGTATATGAGGTATGTAATGTTCATTCTTTTTTAACCATTTAAACTGGTAGTTATTAAATTTAAATATGCAAGTTTCATTTACGAAACCAATCGTATCACCTGGGATATTTCTTGGATCAACGCCCCCTAGGTATTGTCCAATCGCTGCTCCATCAAATATACTATTAAATCTCTCGAACATATGATTATAAATTGACGGTTCAACACTATTATCAATAATAGGAAATGTAGCAACAATGTCTTTATGTCGGTGATAAAATATTGCCAAGTTTTCCATATCGTTTTTTGAGTAATCGTATTCTTGAATCAAACGGTCAAATAGTTCGTGGTTTGGAATGTATAATATACCAGGAATGCAACGATTCTCTGCATCCATGGTAATATATATTTTTTCATCAAAGTCATAGTTCATGTTACTATATAGGAGCACATCATTTTCAAGGTGGATAACATGTTTGAGTCCTTGTTGTTTCATGTACTCATTAAGTATAAACAGTCGTTTTGATGCATTGTTCCAGAAACCGTCTCTAAATTGCTTGTCTAACAATGATTTACTATCAAAATCAGTTTGTAATGTTGAAGAGTCCACTAATGTCACTCTAGTTTTGTATTCTTCCATACTGTTAAAAAATACGGGGTCTATGATGACATGTATATTAAAATCGAACTTCAATAATTGTTGAACATTTGTTTTCATATACGATTGAAACACTCCAGTCGATATGAGCACAACTTCTTTTTTAGAAGTCATTGTATACTTACATACAGTATACAATGAGTTTTATATTCATTAGACGTGAATCAATTCTTCTGGCGTCAATTCTGAACTATGTAATAGTCTTAAGTTTAGGTTTTCACTAGAAAAGTAGCTAGGATATAGAATGCTCCAGTCGGTGTCTTCAGGAAGAAGTGTAAGTTGTGTATAAATGTAACCGATAAATGCACTACAAACAAATCGGTTTGTCTTCTGAGGATTTGCATCTTTTTTACAGTATAATTCGATCCAGTCCGAGATTACAATGTCATATGGTTTATCATACACGACTTGATGTATTTTTTTCAATCTCTCGGTAGTGAAAAGTTCATCGTATTTCCAACAGTGTAATTTACGAATGTATAATTTACCTCCATATGTGTTGACATATTCATCATATGGAACAAATTGTACACCGAATTTTTGTGTATTATCTTCAGAATCTGGAACATTTGATGCACCAGACATCCAAATATACACGCCTTTTAATGGTGGGTCTGTGAAATCTGGGTCTTTTACAATCATACCGATATGAGAGAAGTCGCTTCGTGACATAAATTTAATGAACCAACTGAATAATCCCCAGTCTTTGTATTCTAGGTCATCACATAATATAAGATCACCAGTTTTAAGAGTCATTTGTGTATAATATGGATATGATATTTATATATATTATACTAAAATAATGAGTATATCTTCATTTGATACACACTCCATATGTCATGTATTAGGAGGTATGTTAGCGTATAGTTTACTTGAGTATAGTGACGTACCGATTCTATATAACTTTTGAATTGCAAATAGTGTACATTACATCATTGAGAGAATGAAGAAGAGTGTTGCATCAAATGGACGTGTATTAGAAACGTATGAAAACCATGTTGGCGACATTATTTCGTTTTTTGTTGGTTGGATGTTTGCGTATTGTTGTAGAATGGACAGGTATATTACACCAGGTAATTCGTTTATTCTGTGGATTGTATAGATTGGATATATGTTAAAAGAGATGTTGCGAGAGATTTATGAAGAATAATTATCTTTGTATAATATGGTGGGCTATTTAGCGCATCAATCTCTCGTAATCTGTGAATTGAAACTTATAAGTTTGAGAGATTTGTGTATAATGACTGATTTATGATGTATGAATATAGATTTTTGTTGATCGTGTACGATTTTGGCACATCAATCTCTCAGAATATGACGTTATGATTGGACCTTCGGTCGATATGGAACGTAATATTGTGAGTAAATCTAGTGCGGGGGTGCGGGGGGTGTGTTTTTTGTGTTTTCCTTTGAAATCTCTCGTTACGGAACTTTAGAAAGTATGAGTTCGAGAGATTTTAGGAAGTTATCTGAATTATTTTCTTGGT